ACGTATCTCGGCAGCAGTTTGATCTGCTGTAGCTCCGGATTCAATACCATCTAATTTACTACCGTCAGATGCTACGTCTCTACCGTCAACTGTACCTGTTACGGAGATGTTTCCTGTTACGTCAATACCAGCACTAAAGTCGTGATTCAAGTGAGAAGTAATTGGACCAGTCTTACCGATAGAAAACTGGCTAGTAAGCGTACCACCATCACCTGACCAACTATCTCCAACACCAATAGTTAAAGCTGCGTTTCCAACACTAAATATTCTTGGAGAGTTAGCTCCAGCACTATCTTGGTTTCCCATTAATAGTCTTTGTGTACCAGCAGAGTCAGTAATTCTAAAGATATCTTCGACTGTTCCTTCACCGTCAACTGTAAGACTTCCGCTAGTCGATGTAATGTTTCCATTTACGTCAATACCACCTGTAAAATCAGGTGCATCTAGTTTTGCTAGTTTTATCCAGTTACCACCATGAGCGTAATAACCTAGTCCTGTACTATGGACATGAGCAAACATACCATGATATGTACTTGCACTAGGTAAGTCAGATTCATTGGAATATACGTTTGCAAATCTAACTTTACCTGTAGTTGTTATATCTTGACTACCAAAGTCAGGAGAAATTTTTGTCCCAGATATTGCAGCAGATCCATTTATATCTGCGTTGTCTATTGTTCCAGCTGGAAGGTTTGACAGGTCTTCTCTAAGAAGAGGTCTACCACCAGCTTGTGAGCCGTCATGTACGACAGCTGTATCCTTTGTGGTATCTATTGTTACTTCGCCTTCGGCACCAGTAAAGGACCCATGTTGCGTTGTAGTACCACGTCTTAATTTTAATAATTTTGCCATTTAAAGCGTACCGAAATCGAGTTGTAAGTTGTCTCCACTTATAGTTGCTACTTCTGTTAAATTTTTGTCGTTGCAATCTAAGTGATTAGCTAACTGAGGGTTAGCATCATTAACTACTCCAGAAATACCGGGAGCAATAGCTACCCATGCACTACTGTTGTAGTAATTAAGTGTATTTGATGTGCTGTTATACCAGAGATCTCCTTCCGAAGGTGATGATGGAGTACTACTCTGTATTACGTATTCATCTGCATATCTATTAACGTTACCTATTGCATTACTAACAGTATTTACGTTGCTGATTGAACCAGCTACGGTGTTGACATTACTTATATTTCCAGCAGTTGTATTGACATTTGCAATACTTCCAGCGACTGTATTAACATTTGTTATGTCTGCACCAACAGTGTTAATTGAGTTATTACCTGTACCTGTATTTATAGCGTCAGTAATTAATCCGTTATCTTCGACAAACGTAACAAAACCAGTAACATTTGCAATATTGGATATTACTGTTGCACTTGGTTGTATAGGTGTATAACCGTCTCCAGCACTACCATCATAAGCTTCCATAGCTTCAGAGGTATTATTAAACCAAAGGTCACCATTTTGTAATGATGTACCGTCAGATCTTTGTGTAGGAGCTGAAGAAGATATTTGGTATCTATCTACAAAGTTATTAACGTCAGCAATGTTTGTCGCTGTTGTATTGATATTTGTAGCGTTGCTAACAACTGCATTTATATTTGTAGCATTGCCAGCCACAGCTGTAACATTAGATGATATACCAGCAACAGTATTTATATTACTATTATTACCAGCTACTGTGTTAATATTACTTGCGTTTGATACAGCAGCATTAATATTGGATGCGTTACTAACAGCAGAGTTTATATTACTTGCGTTAGCGACAGCAGCATTAATGTTTGTTGCATTGTTATGTACCGCATTAACGTTAGAAATATTATTACCTACGTTATTTACGTTTGTAATGTTGGTTGCAACTGTATCTATTTCAGATGTTGTTTCGTTTAAGTCAGCAGCAACTGTATTAATAGAAGCTATGTTAGCTCCACATGTGTTGATCGAGTTATTACCTGACCCAGTATTTACAGCCTCAGTTATAAGACCTAAATCTTCTTGGAAGGTAACATGACCAGAAACACTATTAATAGCTGTAATAGTCGATGCGTCAGGTGTGATAGGTGAGAAGCCGTCTCCAGAAGAGCCGTCATAAACCATCATCACTTGGTTAGAAGAACTATCGAACCACAAGTCACCAACTGTTAATGACCCTCCGTCAGCTCTTGTTGTAGGAGCCGAAGTACCTATTTGATATAAGTCAGCAAAGTTTTCAATATCAGTTAAGTTGTTACCACAAGCGATAATCTGAGCTATAGCATTAGCAACCGTAGTAACCTGTGTAGCTACTGGTACTAATCTATGAAAAGCATATGTATGTGTTGTACTTGTAGATTCTACCAAGAATCCAAAGCCCGTAGGTATGGTAGAAGTAACGCCAGTTATAGTTACAGTGTTGCCTGAGCCTGCACCGTTTGGTATTGTAACTGTTGTACCACTAGGTGTAAGGGTAGCAGTTGTAGCTGCAATACTTAGTATAGCTGCTTGTCCTGTAGTACCCTGTGGGTTAGTTGCCGGAAAGCTAGTCTGGTTTGCTATAGCTGTAAATCCACCAACATCATCAACAAGGTCTAAAATACGTGCATTGATAGCAGCAGTTGTAGCTACTTTACTATCAGTGTTAGACCATGCAGTACCACTGGCAATAGTTTCTGAAGAATCCTGTCTTAGGAATAAAGATTCAGCTTCAGATTCTGTGTAGTATCTAGTATCTAAAGATGTAGTATCTAGTTCAGATAATGAAATCTTGTCAGATTGTAGTAGTGTTTTTATCTCAGTAGCAGTTTGGTCCGCTGTCGCTGATGCTTCTATACCAGAAAGCTTGCTTACCTGTGCATCAGTAAATACGTTAGTGTTACTGTTGCCTTCATACAAAGCTTTTATTTCACCACCAGTTTGATCGGCAGTAGCTCCAGATTCTATATTGTTTAACTTGCTATGGTCTGTATCTGTAAAGACATTACTATCTGTTGCAGCTTCCACAAGTGTTCTAATTTCTGCTGCTGTCTGATCTGCTGTAGCAGAGGTTTCGATACCGTCTAGTTTAGTACCGTCAGTTTGTAAATCTCTGCCATCTACAGTACCAGATACAGCAATGTTACCTGTAACTGTTAGAGCACCTGTAGCTGCTGTACCGGTTGTAGATACATTTTGTGAGCCAAATGATGGAGTTACTTTTGTACCATCTATAGCAGCACTGGCATTGATGTCATCGTTTACAATCGTTCCGGCTGCTATCTGTGTTGTTGTAACTACCGAGTCAGCTAATTTAGCTGTAGTAATTGCCTCGTCTTTTATTTTATCTGTTGTAACTGCCCTGTCGTTCAGATCATGAGTCTGTACGTTTTTAGCATTAGTACGATCTTGTGTACTACGTAAGAGCAGTGTTATATTTGTATTTAACTCGTTAGCTTTTAAGGAAGAACCAGCTGTAAACGTAGCCTTAGCTGCATCTACATCTGTCTCTCTATAAACTCTAATTTTCTGGGTAGATAAGGTGGGAATGTTACCGGTAGTAAATCGTATCTTACCACCAGTAGTAGCTGAATAAGTGGGAACAGTGAAGTGAGTTGTTAAATCTTTTACTACGTTGTCAACCTCTACTTTCACTTCTTCTTGTTTGAAGGTGGGAAAAGAAAAGTTGTACTCCGCATTATTTGTTCCTGTTCCCTGATTACCATTATAATCGTGAAAGGTTGTTGCCATTACTTATACATATTTTGTAGATTGTACGAAGAGAACTTTTTATTTAACTGCTTAGCTCTTTTCTCTTCTTGTTCTGCAATTAAAGCAGCTATGTTTTCGTTATACTTAATTTTATTCCAAGCTACTTTACGAGCATTTTTAAATAACCTATCAATTACTTGGTTGTGGTAGTAATCTCTAGCATCAAATTCGCCACGTTTACCAGCTTTAATATCTGCTATCATCAAGTTCATAGATGCTATCATATCTGGATCTCTTGATAGTTTGTCAAGTTCAAATTCTAGATTTTGTTCACCTATAGCTTGTTGGAATAATGATCTAATATCAGGGTCGTCAGTTAGGTTAGTACCATCAGGTGCATAATATGTAGACATACGTAGATCATAACCACTATTAAATAAGAAGTTTCTACCTTCTGATCTATCTAAATTTAGAGATACTGGACTGACAGAGTTAAATGCTCTAGTCATAAAGTCGTACTCTTTAATAGGTCTACCGTTTAGTAAATCATATTTAATTGGTAGGTCACGTCCGGGGAGATACTCAGCAAATAGGTTACGGTTACGGTATGACTGGAATACACCTGAGTTGATTTCACGCATATATGGTGTAAGTAGTTTACCCATTTCGTTACGTAAACCGGCCAAAGGTATAGTGTTGTTAGTTATGCTAGCAGCGATACGTTCTACCTGACCGGGGCGTCCAGCTGCTAAGTCGACTAACTGTTGGATACCAGCCATATAAGACTTACTAGATATAGACTGTGCTATAACTAATGATATCTTTTGTAGCTCTCTTTCTGTCCACTCTTCACCCATTAACATACTAGCATCACCTACATCAGCGATTGTAGATAGTATAAGGTTAAAAGGTTCTATAGAATCATAACCTAAGCGTACTTCACCTAGCTGTATAGTTCTAGGTATATACCCAGCATCTATCCAACCCTGTCTCTTCTGTCTGTCAGATGGTCCGTTACCAGATAATCTACCAGACATCCACATCTGAGCAGCCATAAAGGTTATAGCAGAGCCCATAGCAAATCTACCTGTTTGTAGAGCTTTAGCGTTTTGTAGTTCTTCTAGAGTATTAATACCATATTTCTTAAGAGATCCTAGATTGTCTGCTGATGCAAACGCTATATCATTAAACTCTTTGACTAAGAAATTGAACCCGGGTGTATGCTTACCTGTAAGTGCAAGTCCATTTACACCAGTTCTAGCAAATAAGAAGAAAGGTCTAACGTATGGGTTAGCTGTTAATACATCGTTAAGTCCCTTAGCAAAACCTGTTAAGTCTTGTGTAAGCGTAACTTCTTTACGTGCAAAGTTAGTAGCCTCATCTTTTATGTTACCAGCTGCATCAAATATCTGACCATAGAAGTCGTCTTGATATGCTCGCATTAATGTAGGAGTAATTTCTGGTAAGTTAATACCACTACCCTGCATGTCTAAAACCTGACGCATAGCTTTTTCTCTCATCTTAGCTCTGCCAAGTAAAAATGTAAAAGCATCGTCAGTTGCTGCCATGATTTTAGTAGAGTATGTAAACATGTTATTGTTATTAATACTTCTAATCATGTTAGTAAAGGCAAACATAGCACGATCTACTTTATCAGCTCTACCACTATCTTCTGCCCATCTACGTATTAGTTCCCAGTTATAATCACCTTTACTAAATTCTGTATATCTTGTTCTAACGGTTGATAATTCACCACTCCAGTAACCATTTAACTTAGTAAAGAATAAATCAAATGCTTCTGGGACAGCTTCCATCATACCATTCATAGACGAAAGGCTAGCTCTGATTGTAGCACTATCACCCTCAAAGGGATAACGTATGATAGCACCCATAAAGGTTGATAATGGTCTTAAGAATGTTGCAGTACCTGTACCTAAAAGTGCTCGCATTGGAGTTTTAGGTCCACTTAGTACACTATGACTTACCATTTCCTGTAAGCTTCTTATCATTGCACCAGTACGATCAGGTTGTGACTCATCGAATCGTCCACCTCTTAGTACTTTTCTAGCCCAGTTGTCAAAGTCATCTAGATTATTAACGTTTTTCATCATAGAAAACGCCTCAAACAACGCATTTAGTAGGTTGTCATCTGGATCATCTTTAGCTATTTTAAGAATAGACATGATAGATTCTTTAACATCTGCCATGTCAGACTGAACTGCTTGGTTTACTGCATCATCTATTTGCTGTCTAGTCTTACCAGCTCCAAATGATCTAAAATAATCAGAAGCTACAAACCTAGATTTCTTTGTTTGGTACAAAGCTGTAAGCATAGTATCTACAATCTGCTTTGCGGGTCCATCTATATCATCTAGTGATACATAATTCATCAGTTCTCTGCCTGCTATACCTGTATCACGTAGCTTTTTAAGTAAGTCACCTACAACTAAATCAGCTGTAACAACTGTTTCAGCAGACCATGTTTCAAATACATTGTCACCTAGAGGTAAAGTAGCTTTTTGTTTTTCAAATAAGTCACTTAAATACTCCTCTGGTGTCATATCAAACGGTTCTCTACCATCTGTTATTTTATGAAACTCAGTGATTGCATCACGCCAGACATCAGCTAAAGCTTTTCTGTCACCCTTTACGGACTCTAGTTCTACTTTAAACTTCTCGTCGCTCATTAATCCTTTCAAAGTAGTCTCAACAATCTCATCTGTAGTACCACCATATCTAGCAATACGCTCTCTTTCGACAGCTGTAGTAACACCACCAGAAGATCCATCTTCAGATCCCCAGTCAGTTCTAGTTTTCTTTAACTGTTCTCTAGCTTGCCCGGGCTCTACAGTAGATGTGTGAGCACCTTGATGCCTTTGAGCTATTACTTTGTTTTTCTCAGCACGAAACTCAGTCTCTCCTCTACGTAGCTGTGCTAACGCTTGAGTAGTAGTCTGATCTTCGATGCTTCCGTTACGTCTTATAATCTGACGTCTTACTGATTTACCACCCTTACCGAGTAGCATACCTACACCATCAAATGCAAGCCCTATACCCATACCTTCTACGATGTTTTTAAACTTCATCATAACAGGATGGTCAGTATCTCTTGTGCTTAAAGGTGTATCTATCCAACCATAGTGGTCACGTAAACTACCTAAAGCATTATGTCCATCAGACTCTTTAGAGATAAGGTCAGAAATACCACCAATAGCCATAGCTCTAGTAATATTTCCCATGCCCATCAACCCTGCACCAGCAGTTGCTAATACTGGTAGACCTGTAGCAGCTAGTCCTTTAGCAGCTAAAACAGTTCCTAAAGCCATTGTACCAAAGTGAACTGTTCCTCTTAGTAGCTGCCCCCACCAAGTCTTAGTTACAATAGGATCTTCATAATTATAGAACGGGTCCCAATCAGGTCGGTAATAACCCTGTTCTTCTATCTCTCTTTGTCTTGCACCAGAAAGTGCGTCAACAGTTCTTTCTGCAAAAGTTGTAGCAGAGGAAGCAGTATCCACTACACCACCACTGACTGCACTTCCGATCTCTTTACCGACTGCGGCTAGACCCCACGAATCTTTGTTACGAGGATCTTCTCGTTCATCTGTATACTGTTCTCTTTGTCGATCAGCTAGTTGCTTACTATCGTTTAGGTCGTCTTGTCTTTGTTGCTCTTCATCAAATTGAGCAGCGATCTCATTTACGGAAGGCAGTCCTGTAGGATCGTATTGAATGTCGTCTTCCATTATAATTTAGTGTTAATTTCTTCGTTTACTAATACCTTTATTAGGAATTGTAAGTTGTTAAATTTTGATGGTATGTTTTTTCCATCTTTTCCTGTTAACTTATCAAACAGTTCTTGATCCTCGTCAGGCAACTCAAACAAACCTAAATAGCTTGTATCACCAGTCCATTTAAGATTCTCGTTAGCATCAAACTTCAGTGCCTTAAGTACTAAGGCTGCTTCAAAGTTTTCGTTAAACTGTTGACCCTCTTTGATTAAACCTTTTCCATACATATACCCTAGTAAGGTAGTTAACTGCCTACCCTTTATTCTATATTTACCAAACTCAGCGTCTGGGTTTTGGAAAGCTAGTTGGTAAATATCTTGAGGAGCTCCCTCAACATCAGTACCACCTATAAGAACAGGAAATGATCGTAAGTCAATCGTCTCGCTAAACTCGCCATCAACTTTAAATGCTCCAGTACCATCAAAGTGTTCTAAAGCTGCTTGGTTTTCAATAGTTTTAAAACCCTCTTTCCAGTTTTGAGTGTTGACTATAGCAAATCTTAATGCTGTTGATTTATCTGGATAGTTAGTCAACAATCTAGGCTCTAGTATATTTGTTTGGCTAGACATTCTTAAAGCATATGCAGCAAACCTTTCATCATTTGGATCTATCTGTCCGACAGCTACGAGTCTTTCATATATAAGATTTTTAATATCTAGATCAGGATAAGCGGCTAGTAGTTCTCTATACAAAGCCGGAGCGGGTCCACCATATAAAAGAAAATCCTCACCTTGGAAAGCATATATCTCTTCACCAAAATGATAATCTGTATTTTTTAACCAGCCTTTATGATCTTTCTTAATTG